GCAGGAGTTCCTAGGGCTTTTGCTGTTGCGCTAACCGCCCTTTTAGACATAACCCCTCCAATGCCACCAACAATCAAAAGCACCACATCATTTAACATTTTTAAAAGGGCTTGATCTATGGGCGCCATCGTCTTGATGGGCTGAGTCACAAAAATAATGCTGTACAAAAATGCAACAACAATAAAACAGAGAATCAAAGTCACCGAAATGACTACGAAACCCCAAACCCTGACTTCGATCTCATCAGGGGTTAGGTTTAGCTTCAGATGATGGTGGTGCAATTTGTTTCTCCAAAATTGGTGCTACTAGATATTCAGGACAAGTCTGAGTAAATAAACACTTAGGCTTCTGGCAGTTAGGGTGAATAAAGTTATCAGGGTTTTGGCAAAAGTACCTGTAGCGGTCTTCGCATCCCATCAATAGCACTACTGATAACAAAAAGATATATCTCATGCCATTACATCCACTTGAGAAGCCTTAACCCATTGAGTTTTAATCTCTTGGGTCTTCTGTAGGTGTTGGTTCTGATGATTTAACTCAGCCAACCTTTGCATATTCTGTTGGTGGATCACCCTATGAGCCTCCCATAGCATACGAGCATTCTCTTGATAAGTGGTAATTTTCATAACCCAATCTTTCCAAGTAAAAGGTTAACAATCTTGTCAGACAAGTCATCAGGCAAGAACCTCAAGAATCCTAGAAACCACCAAGCAGCGCACCCATAGCAGAACACCCTGCAAAACAAGTCGAATTGCTTCTGGTACTCGTTCATCTACCACAACCGCCCTTTGGACACAAACTCATCAACTCGTTAATGCCAATAAAGACCAAAAGTAGCACAAAAGCAACACCACCAATGATCATGGCGATCTCGTTCATCTCATCTTCTTTTTGCTTGGCTTTCTTTTCCTCTGCTCTCAACGCTGCCATCTCTTTGGCATCATCTCTGTCCATCTCAGCTTGTCTAGCCTTGATCTTGTTCCAGACATCAATCTTGCCTGTCTGCATGAACAACATCTTTAGTTCTTCTTCAAAGGCTCTGGCTTGCTCTAGTGCCATCTCGATCTGGAGAGCAGCACCCATGTTCGAACCCTTCTTCTCCCTCTTTGCTTGAAGCATAGCTTTTGTAGCTTGGCTCTTTGCATCAAACATCTTGCCAATCATGGGCGCAAGACCGCCTAAGTCATTGGCTACCTTACTAGCCTTCTTGACCATGCTAATGGCGCTCTGGAGGCCATTTAGGGCGCTTATGGGGTCTATCATTTCTTTCTTTCCCACTTCAGGCAAATAACCTTTCGGTTATACACATCACCTGTCCATGTCCACTTTACGCACCTGTACTCAGCTTGCAATGCGAGTACAAGTAACCAACTCACTTCTCAGCTTCCTTGCGAGCAATCTTGAGATGTTGGTGTTTGAACCAGATATTAGCCACTAGACCAATAAAACCGATCACAACACCACAGAGTGCACCGAATTCATTAGCTGATAAACCAAAGAAAACAGCACTACCAGCACCACCATAAGTGGCTACTGATGATGCTTTTGTTGCAGCGTCTTCCATATCATTCCTCGTCTTTCGGAATTTGTGCTTCAGCTTGTTCTTTAATCTTGACGATTAAAGGCCACACGCCACTAGACGATGGAAGGTTTCCCAATGTCTGTAGAACAAAGTTGATTTCGTTAACTTCTAATTCAAGTTTCATGCTGAAGCCGCCTGTAAAGGTGTCAAATCTTCTGTTGTCCAGAAGTCTTTAGCCAACATAATGACCAAATGCTCTTTGTTACGAGCAACAGTATCAGCCCAGTCTTCAGCAGTCATGCCTTCGGGTTGTCCTGCGTTAATTAGGTTTACGCTGTCCATTGCGGCACTGTAGTGCTTGGCAATTTGTTCTGCGGTGATTTCAATGTTTTCCATGATGTTTTCCTTTAAATTCTGGCAAATTTGCCGTGGTACAAACTTCTTGCTTCGGATGCTACCAAAGCGGCTAGTTCTATGTCTTTGTAAATGCCCAAATAGTGCTTTACTTTATTGACCTGTATTTCAACACACCAGTGCTTAATCTGTTTGTGCCAACGCACTCCCTTTTCACCTGATTTGTTGTTTGATTGCGCTGGTTTGTTATAAGCATTTTGACAGGCGGTAGCTTCACGCAAGTTTTCAATGCTGTTGTTTAATAGGTTGCCATCTGCATGATCAATGTACTGTGGTAAATATCCGTGGTGCATTAAGAAAATAATGCGATGAGTTCTGTGCAATACGCCATCAATACGAATAACACTATACCCATGACTATTGACGCACCCCGCTTCTTTACCAATAGCAATCTGCTTGGCAGGTTTTACCTTCCAAAACAAACTACCATTTTTGTATTCAAGTAGTTCTAAGATGCGTTCTTGAGTAATCATGGATGGGTTGCTTTGTATGCTTGAAATTCAACGTCAAGTATTTGAAGTTTCTTGAGTAGTACAACAGTCAGGCGTTCGTATTGGAAGCCTTCTACTTCACCAGTTGCTCCACGAGTAATAAGTTCTTCAAAACCAGCGTCTGCGGCTTCGTCAGCAATTACACCAAGGTGGTCTTTGGTCTGGTCATCACCTTCGCATTTTGACTTGTAGCGCACTGGACGCAACAAACTAATATCCATTTCCTCAAGGTTACGGATGTCTTGCTTGTACTTCAAAGCAGATGTGGAACGGAGAAATTGACCATCAGATGCAACAAATACATTTGCCGCACTTGCAGTTGTATCAGTGTATGTGTAAGGAACTCTCATGCTTCCAAGAGAATTCCAATAAGCCCGTGGATTCCCATCTCCATCAGATAAAACAATGTTATTTGAAGCTGTGCGAATGTCTAGGCCACCTTGGTTGCCTGAGTACTTGCCGATGATGGTGTTTTTGGAGCCAGTGGTCACCGACTCACCAGAACCCTGAGCACCAACAAAAGTGTTGTAACTTCCTGTTGTGTTCAAATATCCAGCGTCTTGTCCAACAAATGTGTTGAATCCACCAGTAGTGGTTGAGCGTCCAGCATCTTTACCGATGAAAACACTTCGTTCTCCAGTCGTATTGCTATACCCCGCCTGATAACCTACAGCGGTGTTATTAGATGCTGTGGTGTTTTGCTCCATTGCCGCATAGCCAAGGGCGGTATTGTAGCCGCCAGTAGTGTTGCCGTACAGAGCGTTTAAACCAAATGCGCTGTTGTTCGCTCCTGTGGTGTTGCTGTACATTGATCTACGGCCCATAGCCGTAATGCCAGCACCAGTTGTGTTTGTGTATGCGGCTTGATAACCCACAGCGGTGTTTTCAGATGCTGTGGTGTTGGATTGAAGTGCTTGTTGACCAACAGCAGTGTTGTAACTACCAGACGCAGTGGATGCATTTGCGTAAGTGCCTTTTCCCAACGCAGTGTTTGAAGAGCCTGTTGAATAGTACCCAGCGTTTAGGCCAATAAATGTATTGTCTGTCCCAGTTGCTGAGTAACCAGCTTGGTATCCAACATAAGTGATTCCTGTACCAGTCGTATTTGAATATCCCGCCTGATAACCTACAGCAGTATTGTTAGATGCTGTGGTGTTAAAGCGAAGTGCATCTACTCCAAGTCCTGTGTTGTACCCGCCAGTAGTATTACTGAAAAGTGCATCCTGACCAAAAGCCGATAAAGCTAGGCCAGTTGTGTTTGAATAACCAGCGGATTTACCCATGAAGATGTTGGCAACACCCGTTGTATTACTATATCCCGCCTGATAACCCACAGCAGTGTTGTTGTCTGCTGTGGTGTTAAGAACAAGTGCATTGTGTCCAATTGCAGTATTGGATGAACCTGAATTTGTGTAAAGTGCGGCTTGTCCAATAGCAATATTGTTTGTGCCAGTAGCGTTTGTGTATGAAGCAGATTCACCAATAGCCACATTATTGCTTGCAGTTGAATTACTGTATCCTGCTTGTCTACCAATAAACACTCCAAATGCACCTGTGGTGTTACTGTAACCCGCTTGATAACCTACAGCAGTATTGTTTGATGCTGTGGTGTTGGCGTTCAGCGCATTTGCACCAAGTGCTACGTTATACGAGCCTGTCGTATTTGCTTGAAGCGTGTTGTTACCAAATGCCGCGTTGTTCGTTCCGCTAGTTGTTGCTGGCATAGCCAAGCGGCCAAAGGCGTTGTTTGCATCACCTGTGGAAAGCGTTAGCGCGTTGTAACCAAAAGCGGTAGAAGCAACACCAGATGTGTTTGCAGCAAGCGCGTTTGCCCCGCCAGCGGTATTAAAAGCCCCACTTGTATTAGCCGCCAAAGCACTAGCACCCACCGCAGTATTGGTAGACACAGCACCAGCACCACGACCAACAGTTAGACCTTGGATGCTACCTGCACCAGTAACACTCAATGTGCTAGAAGCAGATAGAGTGGTAAATGCACCAGCCGCAGCCGCTGTACCACCAATAGCAGGAGGGCTTGCCAAGTATGTAGAGAAACCAGTTCCAGATACTGTAGATGAGGCACTCAGCGTAGTAAACGCACCAGCAGCAGCAGTAGTCGTTCCTACAGTCATTCCATTGATTGATCCACCAGTAAGAGTAGCGCCGCTTGATCCCAACGTGTTAAGCGTAGCCGCACCAGAAGCACTCAGAGTCGTAAAAGCACCGGCAGCAGGAGTAGTCCCCCCAATAGCCGTGCCATTGATAGTGCCACCAGTGATGGCCACATTAGCTAAGGCATCTTGCTCAATAGCGTTATTTAACTCAGCGCGAGTGATCGTTTTCAGTGATGTTGCGCTTTGGTCAAAGATGAAAAACTTGTCGTCAGAGGCAGTCGAGGCGCCATCAATCGAGGACAAACCGCTTGTTGTGACATTGGCTAAGTTCTCTTTTGCCAAAGGATAACCGCCGGCTAAAGTGCCGTCATGGATAACAGCAGTGTCCTTTGTGGTGTCAATTGTGACCTCGCCCTCAAGACCAGTGAAGGCGGCGTGTTCGGCAGTAGTGCCACGGCGATGTTGTACAGCAGTAGTCATTTTTTTACCTCTTGCGAATTATCGCATTTCATTTTGGTTTTGTGGGCCAAACAATATTAAATGGATCACCTTGTTTTGTAATGTCTCTCAGTGCTTGACGATATGGCTCCCACAAAACTTTTGTTTCTGGGGGTATGTCTGCCAGTTGAGTCCAATCACAAGCCAAAAGCCTCAGTTTTCTCTCTTGAATCACAATAGGCCATTGAGTCTGTGGTGTCCGAGGATCTGCCCATTCTTTTGTCGTATAGTTAAAAACGACAAAATTATTGGGTTTTTCTGGCATTTTTACTGCCTGACCATTCTCAACATAATATTGTGAATCAAGAAACCAGTCATTAAGATAATTCTCACCATCGGCAATTTGATCTTGAATATTATCGCAATCAAGCAATCTGACTATTTGACCATTACTGATATAAATAGAGTATTTCATCGTTTAGTCTCAATTACAAATAATGACCTGTTTGAGGCGCCAGCATAAGAAATAACAGTATAAAACGATGGATTTAAAGTCTTGCACTGAAGTTTATATGTGTAAGTCCCTGCGGCTGGAGTTTCGCTGTATGACATTGATGTTTCAGTTGATTGCATTAGTTCAGTCGAATCTCTGACAAGTCTAAAAACACCATTAAGTGAAACATTTCCTGATTCACCGCCATCACCAATTCCAACAAGATAATTGGCAGAACTAGCAATATAAACTCTCTGACCAGAAGTTGTGATTGTTACTGTTTGAACATCTTGGAAAGTGTCAATTGCTGTATTCCTGCTCTCTCCCGCAGAAAATGAACTTACAGGAACCGTTACAGCGTTGCCGGCAATGGTCAAAGTTTCAATCTGAGCCGTGCCAATCTTTGCCGTTGTTATTTGAGCGTCACCAATCTTTGCACTCGTAATTGCGGCATTTTCAATCTTTGCGGAAGTGATAGCCGCATCATTGATCTTTGCAGTGGTAATCTGGGCATCGCCAATCTTGGCCGTTGTGATAGCCCCATTGACAATCTTGGCATTTGTAATAACCGCATCATTGATCTGAGCCGCCGAGGTAATAACCCCAGAGGCCGCAATCAAACCACCCGTAATTGAGTTAGCAGCGATTTTGTCAGTCTGAATAGCACCAGCAAGAATCTTGTCTGTCGTAATCGCATCAGCGGCAATCTTTCCAGCCACAATCGCATTGGCCGCGATCTGGTCAGCAGATACAGCACCGGCGGCGATCTTGCCAGTTGTGATAGCGTTAGCCGCGATCTGGTCAGCCCCAATAGCGCCAGCTTGAACCTTGGTGGCCGTGATAGCACCAGCCACAATCTTGGCCGAGGTTATAGAGTCAGAGGCAATCTCTGTGGCAGTCACCGCATTAGCCGCAATCTTTCCAGCAGTCACAGCACCGGCGGCGATGTTTGTTGCCTGCACAGAGTTGACAGCCAATTTATCAGCCTCAATCGCACCAGCAGAGATCTTTCCCGTTGTCACCGCATTTGCGGCAATAGTGTCAGCAGTCACGGCGCCAGCGGCAAGTTTTGCAGTCGTTACCGCCGCCGCTTCAATCTTTTCAGCCGTTACAGCATTTGCAGAAATCTCAGAAGCCGTAACCGCACCAGCGGCAATCTTCTCAGCCGTAATCGCATCGGTCGCTATTTTTGCCGAAGTAATAGAGTTTGACGAAATCTCAGTTGCCGTAATAGCGCCTGCGGCTATTTTTGCAGTTGTGATAGCGCCTGCGGCCAAAGTCTCTGTGGTTATCGCACCAGCCGCGATCTTTGCAGTCTCAACCGCACCGGCGGAGATCTTGCCTGCGGTAATGGCACTTGCGCCAATCTCCGTAGCCGTAACAGCACCAGCGGCGATCTTGACCGTAGTGATTGCACCAGAGGAGATCTCACTTGCGGTAATTGCTCCGGCTGATATTTTGGCAGTGGTAATAGCACCAGCCTCAATCTTTGCACTCACAATCGCATTAGCCGCAATGGTGTCTGAGGTAATGGCGCCAGCAGAAATCTTAGGTGTAGTAATAGCACCCGAGGCGATCTTTGTTTCTGTGATTGCGTTAGCTTGAATCTTGTCAGCCGATATAGCACCGGCGGCCAAAACAGCCTCAGTTACAGCACCAACAGCAATTTTTGCGGTTTCAACAGCGTTAGCCGCAATCTTTCCAGCCGTGATAGCCGCATCACCTATCTTGGGTGCAGTGATAGCGCCAGCCGCGATAACGTCAGCGGTAATCGCGTCAGTGGCAATTTTTGCGGTTGTGACTGCTGCGGAAGCAATCTTCACAGCACTGATGGCGGCATCGGCGATCTGAGATCCAGAGATAGTCCCTGTAAGTTTTGCAGTCGCAATATCCGCAATCTGTGAGTTTGTAAGTTGACCAGTAACCTTACCGGCAGACAACCCAGCAATCTGAGCATCAGATACTTGACCTGAAATGTCGGTAGATGGCACAGCCGCAGTCCAAGCCGTACCCGTGTATCGGTAGAGTTTGTTATCGGTCGTGAGCATGACCGTTCTGCCTTGGAAGTTTGCAGAAGAAGGTAGAGCACCAACGATCTCAACAGGGCGTAAAGACTGACTAAATGCGCTAGAAGGCAAAGTGCCATTTATGTCGTCAGCATCTATGCCAGAAGTCCAAGCCGTGCCTGTATAGCGATAGATTGTGTTATCAGTTGTCAGGAATACGAGTTTTGGCCCTGCATAACCAGAGACAACGGGTAGCTCATTGACGATCTTAATAGGCTCAATGCCTGCGGCAAAAGAGGCAACATCCACAGTGCCAGCCGCTATGCTGAAAATATCATCAGTCCATGTAGACGTTGAGGCGTCCCAACGATAAAGTTTATTCTGAGTGGTGTTGTACTTAATTTGACCATCAAAGTCACCAGTGGCCGGTAATGACGCTACAGGCTCAATCCCATAAGCGCCAGCCTCACTAAACAGATTCAAAACCTCTTGTGAGAATGAATCAGAATCAATAAATAAAGTGGTCGCAGAAACTACGCTCGAAAACTCAGATTTGTTACCAGTGCGATCAACAGATTTGAGCCAATAGTAACGAGTAACATTAATCTCCAAAGGAGCATCAACAAAACGCGATCCTCGCAAAATTCCGGCAAGTGTCGCAGTTCCAGAGTTGTTAGTCGTATTGCGGTAAACCTCAACATAATCAAAGTCTGCCACTGTAGGATTAACCCAAGTGACAACGATTTGTTTGTAGTCAGCCGATGCAACAATACTCGAAGGAACATTGGGCGCTGTCTGATCGCCGTAGGTTATCTCGTTAGAAGTAACAAAAGAGGAGCGAACACCTAAAGTATTTACACCCCTAACCCTGACCGCATACTCAACGCCGGCAATCGCAGGCACAACCACATAATAGGGTGTACTTACAAAAATTGAGTTGTAATTTGTCTC